TTTTGATTTCAACACGATCATTCTGAGCAAACACTGGGAACTTAAATTCCCCTGTATCTCGTGGCATCAGCCCTGATACGTTGTCTTCATCTGCTAGAATACGAGCGTTAAACAAATGTTCAAACGTCTGGTTATTCTTAGGTGTTACTTGAATTTTGAAGTACGCAGTATCCATGTAAATAAGGGACATGTACCGTAACTGCACACGGCCCTCTTGGATAGCCGCTTCACCTGTAGGGGTGTTCTCTCGGATATACTGTGGGGAGAATGTGTACTCAAAGACGTAAGGAACACCGGCGTTGATACTGAAAGATGTCGCATCGATATTAGCTAGGTGATACTCGTTGTCACTTATTTTCGTGACCGGCAGTAGCTGTCCTTTAGGGTCTTGCATCTTAAAGAATTGAACCGTCGCCGGTGTTGAATAAGGAAGTACAAACTCAGTACGATTATCTACTGCATTATAAGTTGCAGTAATATCTGTCTCGTCCACTCGGTGATCTAAGAGGGCCTTGTCTACTGGTTTAGTATCCAAGAACATCCGGTCTAGGTACATTTTACCGCCGGTTTTATAGACGATGTACAGGAAATCCTCTAAGAACTCACATCCCATAATGGTTACATCAGGACCAAAGTCCCAATGGGACCAAGCTGTTTGAACTTTCTCGCCGCCTGACGAGTACCATTTGTAGACCCATAGTTTACTGGGTTCGAGTGCGGATAACTGCACCATAACGTCGTCGTATGTTGACACCGCTTGAGTTCTAACATCGTTGGGGATGTACGAGGGTATCTGGACGGTGATTTCGTCAGCGTCAATAGTTTTGAGTTCTTCGTCGATATAGAGTTCTCGAACTGTCGAGTTGGTAGACCCGTTGGTCACAAAGAATACGATAGGACCGGAAGCAACCGGCGCGGTATAGGGAGAACACGCAAACTTTGTTGAAGGTACGATACCCACCGACAGCGGTGATAAGACGTTTTCCGATACAAGTTTGAACTGTTGACTGTCTGAGAACAACACCAATGTGTCCGAAAAGACCGCCGCGTGGTATAGATTGTTTACTCGACCAGTGATCGAAGCAACGTCAATCCTGTCAGAAGCGAACACTTGAACGACCGTACTGCGGTATAAGTTTTCTAACTCACCGACAGCCGACATAATCAGGTTCTCTTCACTCAAGAAGCCCATACGCCCCTTAAAGAGAAACATAGAATTAATCGTTTTACCAACAAATGTGGGCGCGGGGTTAGTTTCATCGTCACCCGCAGTTCGTTCCGTCCAAGAGTGTTGCTGGAACGTAAAGGTTCCATCAGGATTTCGTATGAGAACATGCGGCATCGTACTTGGATCAAGCGTTTCGTTCGCGTCGTAACCGTTTGTTTCTATCCATACGTTGTTATCAAACTCCACCCAATAATCTTCAGTAGCTTCGTTGAGGTTACCTTTAACTTGTACAAGTCGGCCTTGTTTTTCTTGTGGAGGTAGTTTGTCAAATGACTGTATTCGATCTGTGAACGCTTCCATCGCGTTACCCCCGAATTGGTCAAGAACCCTTATTTTTGCACCGGCTGGTACTGAAAAAGTGAGAGTAGGCCCGAAGGTTTCCGCGTCTGCATACCCCTTAGAAATAGCACTCGCTTTGAGTTCTTCTGCAATTTCAGAAGTACCCTCTAGCGCGGTAGCCGCTGTCGTGTTGTCTTCCGTTGAAGTCGTAGCCGCAAGAACATTATCGATGTATATAGCGTATGTTGTCGAGGCAACGGCGCGTTTAATGAAGATAGAGGCGGTCGCTTTAGGATCGCTTCGTGTCTCAGGAATACTTTGTGTGGCAATTGTTTTTTCGGTGTTTAAGACAAACGTTGTGTCAGCAACTGTTACAAACCGTAACTTTTGCCACATGTCACTCGTTGGTAGATAAGATTTTCCATCGGGAAAGTTTACAGTTTTCTTAACACCGTTTGTGTCAAATACTTCAAGATCACCAGAGCCGCCAATGACTATATACTTCTCTGTAAAGTCGCGGTTGATTACATGAATGGCTGTAGTGTCGTCATCGGTGACGTTTGTATTTAGTTCAGAAACGAACTGAGTCGGCGGTCTTTTTTGTAGACCTGCGACCACCGACGGGTAAGCGTTTTTCATTTCCTCACCGGACGTTCTCAAACGTTGTGGTGCTGGTTGCTGCGAAACCCCGCTAACTAGGTTAGAAACAGTCGTTGAAACTAAGGGCATTATTTCACCTCTTAATACGCTGTACGGGACAGGATACCACTAACGGAGGCGTTACCTGTAAGCATGTTGTTGTCTTCGATTTCCATGTTTTCCGCGAGAAGAGCGGCTCTTGCCATGTCTTCGTCAGCGGCGTTAAACGCTGAAATAGAACCGTTACCCATAACACGCTCTTGATAAATTCTAGCCGCTCGAACAGCGATGTATCGACGGGCAATCTCAGGAAGTTCCTCGAACGACAGAGCGACAACCAAATCTACGGTTACTGGGTCTTCGAAAGTGTATGTATGTTCTACACGGTCGTACATAAGACGACCACGGGCTACCAAGTCTTTTCGTTTGTCGTCACCGGTTGTGTCCACAGAAAGTACGTTGGCAGGTAATACTAAGTTTTTAGATACATTTGGTATTAGTTTATACGCGAGTTCAGTGTTCCAATAGAACCCGTGTGTTTGTGTCTCGCGGGTAACCTGACGCACTAGGTCTCTCGCAAGAGCCGCGTCAACGGTGGTATCACCCGTAATAGAACTCACTGGCGACTCGCCAATGTTCGCAAGGCACACGTTGACAGCTTCTAGTTCTGTCGTTGGGGTCAATAGAGTTGCCATGAGTTTTCCCTATAATGTAAAAAAGACCCCTCTAGAGTATCTAGAGAGGTCACTAGGTTGTTATACCGCAGCGCGAACTTCGATGATGCACTCAGGGCGCAATACACCGTGGCCGACAGCCATTTTAGATACAGCAAGTGTACCTTGGCGGCGGATGTCGTATTCCATTTCAGTCGCCATATCCATCAACTGAACAGTGCCCATAGCTTGACGCTGTAGGACCAGAACAGATGTGTCAGTAGCGTCAACCGCGTACTTGGAGTTGTAGTCTGGATATGCAGAAGATGTTGTGTGGTCTACGGTCAAGTTGTTTGACTTGACGATTTGCATCCCTGCAACTTTCATAATTGTACCGTCTGAGTAAGAACCGTTCTGACCGAAATCACGGTTGATCAGTTTGTCGTTCTGTACCAGAGCGTAGAAAGTTGATGGGTTCACGATTGCATAACGCTCGGCTTCTGGAACATTACGCTCGTCCAAAGTAGCAGCCGCGTCGTATAATGCAGCAACGATTTGGTCTGTAGTTGGTGTAGTTGTACCCAAAGTCTCGGAAGCGGCAGAACCTTGACCGGCAATACCTGCGCCAAGACCGGCTGGATCACGAGCGGCTTTGATAGCCATCGACAGCAAGTTGCGGTCGTATGTTTGTGCCAGAGCCTGACCCATTTGCTTTGAGTATTCCGCACGGACATCGTAGTGGTTCTTGGCTTCGTCGATGTTTGCGATGAAAGTGTTTGCAATCAACAGATCGTCGATTGTGATGACTTTCTCACCGTGTTCGATGTTGTTACCCAAGATTTCTGAACCAGCGGTGTGGTACTCCGCAACGGTTTTACCGATTGCTGGGAACTGTGCTGATTTACCGTTGTTGATGGAACGGATACGGGTTTTCTCTTTCATCACTGTTTGAGCGTTGAAAGTAGACATAACTTCGCCTGAGAAGACCTTTAGAAACAGAGCGTCTGTTGCGCCTGTCAAACCGGCCTGACCCACGCGGGATGGATTAGCATTAGCCATAATATTTCACCTTAGAAAAGAGTATAGATTGTTAGGTTGTTCTCTAACGTGTCCCTTTGCTCTCTTTCCGATAAGGTTATCCGTCGTAACGGGCCTCAACGTATTCGTTTGCTTTTGGTTGAGTTAGATGAAAAAATCAGAACACCCGTGGCCTTTGAGTGTTCTTGTTTCGCCACCCACTAAAAAGCGGCGTAGCGAGGGAGTCCAAAGACCCCCTACTTTTTCGCTCGATTCTTTGAGCGATCCATGATTTTCAAGTTATTGTTAGAGTTGTTAGTTGCGTTGCCATCAGAGTGATCGATGTCTTTTCCAGCTAGTTTAGACTTCCCGTGTTTAGCTATCATCATCCGACGTGCTTTATTACGCGAGACCCGCTTCTTAACTTGTTCAGGACGAGCCTGATACTCTTTATCGTACTCTGAATAAACTCGTCCTGATTGGCTCATGTGTTCTTCCTAATTTTCATTTTATTAGGTTTTGCTGTTTTAGCAGCGTTCTTAAAATCCTGATCAGAGGGCGCACCTTTCTGGCCTTTGGATTTCATTTTTTCCCCAGAACCATTAGCAATACGCTTCCGTTTCTGGTGGATGTTTTCGTATAAGGACATTAGAGAATGTTTGACCTCGCAAGTTTAGCTTCGACTTGCGCTCGGAACGCGGGGTCGTTCTCATACGCAGGGTTCTGCATGTCAGACATTAGTTGCTGAACGCTGTCGTAAGACCCGCCACCGCCTCCGGATAGACTTCCAGATAGGTTACGACTTGGCTCGATACCCTCCATAGCGTCACGGCGAGCAGCGATTGCTCGGACTGACATTTGGATTGCTCGCCAATCGTTGGAGTCCATTACATTGTTGAAATAGTCAATTTCAGCTTCGTCTAGGTTGTCAGCCGCCCATTCGGTTAAAGCATTGTATCCATCAGGACCACCTACTTCATTCATGATTGAACTTCGCTGCGCCTCAACACTTGCTATTTGGCTTTCAATATAGCTATCGACGATTTCTCGTGGAATACCGCTTTGTTCTAAAAGAGCATAACTCTCGTCAGAAAGATCACCGTTTTGCCAGAACTCTTGAGATAATGCGTCGTAATCAACACCAACGTTTTCAAGTTCTTCACGGGCATCTGTCTCTTCAGCTTCAAGCTGTTGGGAACTCAATCGGTTCTCCAGTTCTGAATAGGCTCGTGCCATGTCTTCAGGAGAGCTAAACTTCTCAGGCAACCATTCTGGACGATCAGATACTTGAGGTTCCTCTTGGGTCTCAGGGTTTTCAGCGTCCATTGCCGCGGCTTGTTCTTCTAGTGTAGGACCGGAGTTTTCTTCAGCGGTGTCGATAACTACTTGTTCGACCATGTTTATTCACCATTTCCTGCGACAGCTTCACGGATTGCACCAGCGGCTTCTTTCGCAACAGGACCGGTAGCCGATTTAGCCATCTCTGCCATCTGTTGTTGCTGCATCATTTGCATCTGCATCTGTCGTTCTTGTTGCATTTGTTCTTCAGATTTAATCAAACCGTCCATGTCGATACCCAGTGCAGTCCCAACGCGAGTGATATAATCACCTACGTTCATGAACTGTCCGACAGCTTCTGGTCCTAGAGGTGCTAATGCAGACAGGAACATTTGATATTTATTCATATCATGTCCACGTCCGAGGGCCTCAAGACCTGTGACGATTGTCGGGTTAGCCACGCCTTTTGGAAGCGATGGTAACCTTTTCTTCTTAGTCATCCGTGCGATAATACGGTTGACCAATGGTAATTGAAATTCCTGACTTAGAATTGAGTAAACACCACCTAGTGCATCCTCAAGTTCCCCTGCCATGTAACGAACCTCCTCGGCTGTCACACGTTCACCGGCTCGTTGAATTGCTGAATTCATTAAGAATGCAAAGGACAATCTTTCGGTAATAACACTTGCCGTAGACGACGCGATAGACATATCGGCCTGTTTCTGGACTTGAAGAGTAGAAACTTCAGCGGCGTTACCGGCTACGATAGCACCGTTGTCAGCCTTAGAAATGTCTTTCGCTCGTGTTGTACCATTTGGTGCAACCAAGAAGACAACCTTTGCAGAGACTGCGGATGCTTCTAGAATAGCCTTAGACAAACCTTCAAGGGAGATTAGGTCACCAATATACTCTTCGACGTAAGAACGACCGTAGTCTTCACCGTCAATCCGTGTCCACCGCAAGGCAAGCATAGGTGCTTTGTCTAACGGGTATTTACCGTGAGAATCCGGTACGATCATTCCATCAATCTCTTGATATAGAATGTATTTACCGCCCTCGCGATACATCTTGGTGTATAAGTTTACTTCGTCAGTTTTCTGATTTTGTTCACTAGGAAGATCACCTTCCTTAGTGCGTAAAAGTTCTTGGATGTCTTCAGGCAAAGTAGCCCGTGACATGGTTTCTTTTACGATAACCTCAATGACCTCACCCATCGGGTCACGTTTAACTACATACCGGCTCAACGGAAACACCCGTGCGCCACCCTCAGGGGGTAGATATAGAAGTACGTTACCAGCGACGATTAACTGTTTTAGTGCTTCAAAAATAGGAGACCGCATACCTGAGTTTTCAATCTCAGTCATAACGGCGCGTTCATATTTATTTAACGCTTCATCTACTTTTGCCCGTGCGCCCTCAGTCTGTGCTAGTTCTTGAACGGTGAAATCGTCCAATCGCATTGCAAAGAAAGGTGCGTTGGGTGGTAGCAATGACAGTAACAATTTAGATGCAAGGTTATTCACACCACGCGCTCCTACGCCTTGATAAGGCGTGTAGAGTTTTGTTGAAGATGTGTGGCCCTCGTCTGGGACAAGAGAAGGGATAGTCAGTTTAGCCGCTTCCCTTGCCCGTTCTAAATAAGTCGTTCGATGTGAGGACAGGTTTTCGTACTTTTTAGCGCAGTTAGCGTCACCTTTTTGCACGGCTTACCTTCCTAGTTTAGACGTTAGTGTTCTGTTTCTGAACCATACCACCCAACTTATTTGTATCGGATGTGTAACTGTTTCGTTTTGAGATTTTGTAGCTTTTCATACCGCGCGATCGACGCGACAGTATATTTCCATCACCACCTGATCCGCTCAATTTAGGTGCTTCTTGCTCTAACACAGGAGGCGCGGCGGGAGGAGGGGGAGGGGGTGGTGGTGGTGTAGGTGAATTCATAAAACACATAGTTACGAACTCCTATTTTGACGTATAGATAGGGAATTAGTGCGACGACCGCGTGATGAAGCAGCTACGGCTTGTCCGTTACGAATTTTGTATCGATTCACACCTTGTGCGGCCCGTTCAACTGCAATTTTATCCTCGTTAGTCGTGGATGCTTTCGAGGTACGGGCTTTACCGCCGTCACGACCTCCACCTACACCGTCGCGTGGGTCAATCTTCTCAGGGGCAGTAACTGGTGCTGTTGAACCACCACCGCCGGTATTTGTTGTAACAGGTGGGCGGTATGTCGGGGTTGCAACGTCCCGTGTGTTATAAACTTCAGAATTTTTACGACCACCAACATCGACTTGTGGAACATCTTTGAAAGCCGTGCCTTGCGCCACGGTCACCGAACCGATACCGTTCTTTGCTCGATATGTGGTAACATTACCATCAGCCAAGTCTTTTGCCGTCACGCTAGTTTTACTGTTAAAATCTTTCGTACTACCTGTCACCGAACTTGTTGTACGGTTTGGGCCGTAGGTGTCGTTACTGTAGGTGTATTGAGAGGCTTTTGAAGTTCCAGCATTTTTTGTTGGTGCATAACCAGAACCTGCAAACATGTCTGCGTCTAGGTTGCGACCGCCGCTACTGCTAGAAGAGGATCGTGATGTCGAAGGGGAAGATGAACTAGGTGTTCGAACGCGTACTATCGCGTTACTGGTGGATGACTTTTGCCAAGTCATTCCGTCACCAGCGTCCGTTCCTATTTTTGATTTAGCCTGAGATTTGGGTTTTGATGGCTTTTTTGACGATGAACTACCACCGCCGCCGCCACCGCCGCCACTGTCACCTTTGAACGTGATTTGTGGCCTAACGAGGTTTATTAGAAACATTATAATATCCGTTTACCTAGAGTTATGTAATTCAGTTTGTAACCACGACCCCTCAAAACACGTTCCCAACCTTTCCGGCCTAAAACTTCAAGAGTATGGCATTTGTTTACACGCGCGAAATCTTCAAGCACATGTATTCCGTAGGCCCAATCTTCATCATCACCAGATAAAAATATGATCCTTAAATTAGTGACCTGTGGGTACTCAATGAATTCGGTTATAATGACTGTAGTCAGAATAAAACTATCCGGAT